ATTTTTTTATATTTTTTTATATTTTTTTATATTTTTTTATATTTTTTTATATTTTTTGCGATACTTTTCTCAAAAGTATCTACATAATTTCAAAATCGCCTTCCAAGCACGAATGACCTTCCTGGTTTTCCCCGCCCGTTCCTTGATCCAACAAGTAACAGCCTTCGCAATTGCGTTCGCGTAAACTGGTCGGCAAACGATTCCAACTAGAAATAGGTACTGCCCACAATGTTTGTTCGTGTTGTGTCTGTTCGTGATAATACCGATCCACCTCATCATAGTAGTCATCCCATTCATCGTCGTCTGTCACCGGCCCTGTCACCGGCTCATACAACACCTGCTCAGCGCATTCGGTTGCTGTTTTTTCAGCATCGGCATTGGCACAGGCTGCCGTCGGTTCTTCATCCGGATAACAAAACCGGATGTGCGTATTGGGTTGTATCACACGTTTTTTCAATTGCTCCGTGTTCGCCTGTACTGCCTCTTGTAATTGGGCGATTTGCTGCATTTGCAAATTGATTTGCTCGGTCTGCCAATTGATTTGCGCAGCTTGCCAACTGGTTCGCACCGCATTCGCCGCCAGCGCATCCAACCGTTCGTTCACGACAAGTTCCAATTCAGTCAACGGGTTTTTGTTTTCCAACAAAATCCAATACCAAGGATCCGCATAGACAACACGCGCATGCGTTCCGTCAACAATGCGCCGTTGGATGTTGTAAGCGATCTGGTTTTTGAACCAAAAGTGGAAATATATTTTCGCCTGATAGTATACACGGCCTGCGTCAGTGCCCGTGCCCTTGTCATGACATTTGTTGAAATCAACCCGTCGCACACTAGCGATTTCTTGTTCATAAAACGTACGCGCAATAAATTCTGAATTCGCATCGTCACGATGAATGCGGGGGATATAGACGGACAAGTTCTGAATGAACGACATTTTCGATTTGTGTTTGTTTGTTTGTAAGGTACAGTATGATACTAGCCGGAAAAGCATTTCAATTTTTTTAAATAATACCACTTTTTTGATAAAAAGTTGGCAAAATAAAAAATTTGTATATATCTATAGCTGTGAAAAACTACCTGATTCATAATGATGTATTAAAAATAATACTAATCCGACAATGGTATCTGCCACTATAATTTTATAAGCATTTGAATATTTTTGAATGGCATAAAATGCGAATAGTAGATACATTAATCCGTGAAAGAGTCTAAATTTTGTCCACCAAATAGGTGTACCTTGCGTTTCTAAACCTATTGTTCGTTTACCTGAAAAGAATAAATATATGAAACCGAATGCAGGTAGCAGTGCTAAATAACCTAAATAGGGCAAATAAGCGGTGGGGCTATACTTGGCTAATGCTGCTAAAGCCAATCGCGATGGAATACAACCGAAAATAAAGAGTAGAAATCGTTTTTGAATAGAGTTCATTTTTATATACAACCTTTAAAAAAGGTTGGGCCAAAACTCAACCGATATTTAACTAAAATATATAGACTATTTCTTAAAGGTTGAGTTTTGGTACAACCTTTTTTAAAGGTTGAGTTTTGGTACAACCTTTTTTAAAGGTTGAGTTTTGGTACAACCTTTTTTAAAGGTTGAGTTTTGGTACAACCTTTTTTAAAGGTTGGGTTGGAGGAAAAATTGAAAACAAATATTCCCTAATTATCTACTAATAATAATTATTATTACAGCCATATGTTTACTATAGCCACCACCAGATTTACGAATAAAACGTGGACTGAAAAAGAGAATTGGTGTAAAAAAAATGAATGGGCAGGCAGTATATATGGCACGCCTCGAAAAATAGGTGAGAAAATACCACATGGTAGCATCGTATTTGTCCTAGAAATGAATAATGATAAAAATAAAATAGAAGCAATAGGGCTTATAAAAAATTCACTTTATTCCGATAAATATTATAAAATTTATTCAGATGGAAATTATAATAGATATGTCTACAAAAGTTTATACAAGATTGATCTTAATAATAATAATAATATAACCGACTATGAGAGAAAAGTAATTGAAATATTTAATGTGTTGCTGTTTAAAGGTTCGCGCAATGTTAAACGGTATAATGGTATAACGGAACTTCCTAAATGGATAAAAAATAATAAACATATGGATTTTGTCAAATTTTTCAGAGAATTATTTATTAGCAAGTTTAAATAATATATTCAATGGGACATTGAACCTATGTTTATTTTTTTAAAGGAGGGGTCCAAGGGGAAACTTGGTTCCCCTTTAAGGAGGGGTTTAAGGGGAAACTTGGTTCCCCTCTTCCAATTCTGCGACATCAAATTGGCTCATAGTATCGCTTTGTAAATCATCATCAGCACTAGCAGCCTTGTCTTTACCACTGACAGACTTTTTCTTTTTAATAGTCATTTTTTTACTTGTAATAGTAAATTGCTCATCCATTTGCGGCACGCTTTGGCTATAGGTATTGCTAATAATCGCAAATTGTTCATTGCAGTAGATTCGCAATTTATCCAATTCACTTAGTTTATCCTCTAACATTTTATTATAAGCAACACCTGTTAGTGTTGAATCTATCATACTTTGAAAGAACTCAATTCCAACCACTGTAATCAAGTCGTAAATATTAATCATTTCAGTATATTTTTGACGCAATCCATTATTTCTATATATTTTTGTCGCCATCTCATCTTTGGAAATGCGTTTAATAATATAATCAATACGAATTTGTTCATGATTTGACAAATCAGTGATTTTACGTCGCATAATTCGCATATCCTGTTCAATCATATGAGCAAAACAGCGATGTATATTCTGTAAATGTTTTTTCAATGTTAATGGTAGTTTTGATGTGAAGCGATTCATATCATACCATGAGCATAATCTACCACATTGTACATCACCTGGATTGCGTGGCGCAATACCGCCATTAGTCTTGCGCTGGTATTCATAGAAATGTGGATTATGAACAACGCCAGTTTCGATTTTGCCTGTTTTCCAACTAAATGCCTTGTGACATGTGACACACCACATCTGATCACATCCACTGATTTTGAAAATACGTGTTCCACAACACGGACAGCCTTTGGTTTCTTTTTTAATCAATTCAGCCGTTTGCACATTTTCTTCTTTACAATTGTGTTCATCTTCCTTTGAATGTCCAATAATTTCGTGACATTTTGAACACGTATGTAAATTACACAGTTGGCATTTGTATTGCGTTGACAAATACCCACGACAATCATTATTAGGACAGGGCATAATAAATGTCTTGCGCTCTTCTGGTTTGTCTTTAGAATCCGTTTTAATATGGAATATTTTATTTCTACAATTATTGATTTTTTCATATAGAGAAGCCATCAATATTTTTAATTCTGTCATTTCGACAGTAAAGGCTTTTACTTTATTTTCTTCAGCTTCAATCAATGCGAATTTTTCAGCTGCATCCATTGTTTCGGGCAATTTGCTAATCTCTCTGTCAAGCAGAAATTGTTTTTTATGTTTTTTAAAATCGGTCGAGACGTATGATTTATTTAAATTCTCTACTAAGAATTTCTGTGACCATGCTTTTTTACAGTTCATACAATGTGGGTCGGATGCGGTATTTAATAAGTAGGTTCGCACACAGGCTTTACAAGCGTCACCATAATTACAATCGCCATATTCACAAATAATACGAGCATGTGTACTCATATTAAATTTGTCGCAACAGATTGAACAATCAGACGCATATTCAGCCGAAGCGTTAGCATTAGCAGAAGCCATAGCAGAAGCCATTTTATATATAATAATAATAATATTATTATTTTAATGATATTAAAATCAAATCAATTTTATCACTGAAAAAAAAGCACCGGGAAAAAAGAACCAATATAAATAAAAAAAAATAAATAAATATAAAAATATAATATAACAATCAATTAAAAATGGATACGGATGTAAAAAATTACAGCATTGATGATATTTTAACATTGTTTGGTTTAAGTACAGATAGTTCTTCTGAAATTGAAATTACCAATGCCGCTAATAAAATAATAGCCAAAATGCGGGCAGAAAATAAACCAACGATTGTCACTTTTATTGAGCAAGCACGTGATAAATTGTTGAATCATATATTTGTAGGAGAGGATATCAATAATGACCAAAATGACGCATCGACCACACTAGGTAATTGGTGGCAGCATCAATATCCGAATCAGTCCGATCCTATACAGGCCAATAAGACAACCGATAGAACACAAAAAGTACAATATTTCAGCCCAACCCATCAACAAATGAACAGAGAACGACTCGGTATAACTCAATCCTTTCCAATACCAATTGCGCAAGGCAATATTAATCCTAATCTACAAAATTTGACATCTCGTATAATGTGTATTGATAGTCAATACCGACAAAATATATTACCCTATGTCAATAGTCCCAACGCGCCATCCTATAATACAGATTATACTTTGGATTTATCAGATCCGCTCGCCAATGTCGTCTCGCTTAAACTCTACTCTGTTCAAATTCCTACTACATGGTATACATTTGACCATTCCTTGGGTAATACATGCCTAGAATATAGTGGTAATATTATTGATATTTCAGATGGAAATTATAGTGTGACTGACTTGAGTAATGTATTGAATCCTATGTTTGTTGCTAATGGCTTAAATTTGAAATTTATCGGTCCTAATCCCTACAGTGGTAAAGTAAGTTTTACAAATACTGATATCACGAATGCCGGTACTATTATTTTTTATAATGGTAACGGATTATGTCAACAAAGTTGTGGTCCGGGATCTAAAATAAATCAAAATTTTGGATGGAACTTGGGCTTTCGAATACCACCTGATGCGAATGGTGTCATTTCGATTACTATTCCAGCAAATACAACTATAACAGCAAATGTTCCAGCCGATATCTATGGGCCGAAATATTTCATTTTAGTAGTAGATGATTTTAATAATTATCATCTGAATAATGGTCTAATTAATATAGTAGACACTAGTACTAAAATAAGTGTGCCGAATTATTTTAATGCCAAAGACGTATCCTGTAATGATGCTCAATCATTTATGATAAGGAGCGCTCCACGCACATTGACTCAGGCCCAACTGTATACGGTAAATGAAATTGTGGCTAATCGAAAGCAGACGATTAATAGAACCAGTGGACCTACAACAACCGATGTTTTGGCTATTATACCTATACAATTGGTCAATACCTTTCGACCGGGTCCTTATGTACAATTTGGTCAAGCATTACAGGCTAATACGCGAACTTATTTTGGTCCGGTCGGTATTGACCGATTACGTGTGCGTTTATTGGATGATAAAGGTAATTTGGTTAATTTACATGATAATGATTGGTCATTTACGCTGGTGGTGGAGGAGTTGTATCAATATTAAAGGGGCGCTGCCCCTTTGGAACCCCGTAAGGTGAGAAGGGAGGGGAAGTATGTAGGGAGGTATGTAGGCGAGGTATATAGGGGAGGTATGTAGGCGAGGTATATAGGGGAGATATGTAGGGGAGGTATATAATAAAATTGAACTATAATTATTAGATTATTAATACTAATAATTATACACAACAATGGATATCATTAATCGTCTTACCTACAAGATTGAACAATATGGGACTGGTATTGAATGGGGTACTGGAGAAGATGTAGGTATAAATTTATGGAGCGATTTAGATAATTTACGCAATAGTCGTAACAAAAACAATCTTATCAGCGATTGGAAGTATAAAAATGCATTCGAGTGTATTGAAAAATGGCATTTGAATGGTAGAAAAGCATTTGATAAAATGACTTGGGAAAATAGTTTTTC